TTCAGTCCTTTCCAAGTATGCAAGCACTTGCCCTAAAACTGGTTGGATTAGAGTTTTATCTTCCGCCAACTTCTTTGGACGCTTTACTACCTGTATCCCATATCCCTTAGCAATATCAGCAATTTCCTTGTCTTCCGTTGAAACGATAATACGACTCAAAAAGTAGCTCCCCAATGCTGCTTCAATGGTATAGGCTATTAAAGGCTTCCCATAGAGAAGCTTTACATTCTTTCTGGGTAGACCCTTAGAGCCACCCCTGGCGGGGATAATTGCTAAAATTTCAGGTCTCAAAGTTCCGTGTATAGATTCTTCAAGTTCGAGTTTAATTTGCCCACCCCCCGTTCTTTATTAGTTGCATAAACCAAGACCGATGGGTCATAGTTAGTCTGGCAACAATTCTCGCAAAGCAAGCCCTTGAAGTTTCTCTCTCTGTGGGCTTTCTTGATTCGCTTATAAGCAGGTGAACGAAATATCTCAGGGATTGTATCAGTATCCATATTGCCAATCACTAGCTTTTTGTTAATGTCCAAACAGCACATACTAACTGTGCCGTCTATGTGAACATATAGCGGGCCGTTTAATGGTCTGCCGCAGCTTACTTGCTTTGAGCGGTCAATTACCCGATAACTTCTAGTGCCTGCGAAGTTGTGAGGCAGCCAGACATAGACTTCATCTAACCTTGGTTCCCAGAATTCAATCCAAGCATTCTTCTCCCGCTCATTCTCTTTGGTTAATGTCAACAACCCTATGGTATAAGGCTTCTTATCTCTCTCCATGAGACCCAGAACATTGGAGTAAGTCTTTTCAAATATTAACCTCCCCCTATGACATTCCTCGTAAACCTTCTTGGAAACACCATAAACACTTATCTTGAGTGCATCTATGTATTTGATAACATCATCGTATTTATTGGGTGTCATCAAGAAACAATTAGAGCTTGTAAAGATTTTGGCTTTGGGTAATCTTTGCCGAATATATTCACATCTCTCAAATAGAAGTTTGTCAGCAAACGGCTCTCCAAAACCACCAATATCTATTGTATCAACATTACTCTGGTTGGCTACATTGTTAATAATCTTCTTGAATAAGTTGAAGTCCATTATACCCAACTCCTGAGTGTATTGTTCCCTCGGACATATCAGGCAGTTGGCAGGACAGATATTGGTATTCTCAATTGTTATCTTGCCACTTCTAAGTTTCATGGTTGAGAGAGGGCTTCATTCAGCCCTCTCCTTCTCCTTTCTTGTTATGGAGCGATGGTTAGGAATATCAGGGCATACTCAGCATCGCCAGTAGCTACCTGTAAGCAGTAGCCAATCTGTGGGGTTACATTCGCAACGGTAGGCGTATCAATGTATTTAGTAGCTGACATTGGATAGAATGAACCAGCCACAGGCGTGCCTGTAGCGGCAGTGTCATTTACCACACCTACAGTCTGACCTGCCAAAGCTACTGTAGCACCACCCATTACCGGGCAAGGTCCCCAAGTTTGCAACCAGAAGTATTTACTTGCAGCGACAGCGATTGGGGCAACACCCACTGCTGGGCCACTAGCCTTCCCTGAGGTGTGAATAACTACCTTATCGTAGATATTCTTAAAAAGCCCAACTTGGCTGGCAGTAGTAAGGGCAATAGTCAATACATCGTCTTCGTAAACGGTTATATCCAAGCCGCCTGTGCTACCAGTGGCAGTTTCAGCGCCATGTGATTTAACCTGCAAGGATTGCCCTTCGCCAGCCTCGTCATTCACCCAGATATAGCCATCGGCAAACTGGTTGGCAACAAGGTTTAGTCCAGTAGATGAAGTAGAGCCAGTGGTCGCAATCCGTATAGTGTAGTCACCGGCATCCCACTGTGCGGTTGTTCTAGCCTCCTGTATAGCAACATCCGAGTCTAAGGTGGTTACATGGACGGCAGCACCGCATACCCTACCAATGGTGATTGTTGCAGCACCAGAATAGGCATACCTATATACCCTACCATCAGGAAGAACTAACCGAGTTCCAAGCATATGCTTTTTAGTAGAGCTTGTCTTGAAAATCTCAGAGGTCTTCCCATATAGAGTAGTTGGTAAACTCACGGTTTTCCTCCTTTTTTAGATTTCCTTCGCACCCTTCTTTTGATAGGCTTGCCTGCTGGTTTGGCGGGCACGACCTCCTCACCAGCAGGACTGTCATTTTCAGACACGATAACAAGCCCCTTTTTGAGATAATGATTTAGGGAATACGGGTCAGCAGGTAGACGCACAACCCTACCATCCTTATGACGGTAAAAAGCGTATGGTACACTTCTCAAGTTGGGTAACTCCTCTATAGAATAACCCCCAAGTACCAATGTATTACCTTTCATCACTACCTCACTTCCCACTTATTAAGTAGATGATGTAGATGGTGCAGCAGAGGTATATTGCATTTCCACCCCATAGTCGTCATCAAGCTCAAAACAGCCATAGTCACCGACCATAACTATTTCTGTAGCCCGAAGTGACGCATCCCTCTCTCGCTCAACGTTGGGCGCTAGGGATTCTATGAGACACAATGCTTCCCTTGAAAACACAGCACCCTTACTTGCAACCCCCAAAGTAATATTGCCATCTTCGAAGATTGGGACTCTATCAAGTGTTATAGCCCAGAAGTCCTTTAACAGGTCTTCGCTAAAACCATGCGGGATAGTACCCGCACTGGTACCAACTCGGCCAGTATCCCTTACCAAGTTGTAAATGGCATTGGGGTGATGCACGCAAGCGTATGGGCGTGGTGCTTTCTGTGTCTTCAGCTTTGCAACACAAGCCATAAAGCTTCTGTAGTTCAAGCCAGCCCCAGATGCACCCGCCGTGTGGGAGAAGCCATCAAACAGGACAATAAGGTCTCCATCAACTTTCCTGGTAAAGCCGTCTCCCATCTGCCTTCCAACTACTCTAAACATCGCAGGCTTTTCCTGCCGAACCAACTTGTCGGTCAAAATGACCTTTAAGCCAACCTCGCTACAAGTGAGGTCAGTTGTAGTCATCCCGATAGCCTCGCTAGACGTAATGTCTTCACCGTCAACCAAGGCCGCAGCCGTCATTTGCCCAACTTTAGGAACGGTGATTTGTTTTTCACCCTGACCCAATTTGTATTGGGTTACTAGGTTCCTACAAGGGGCATTGTGCTCTGCGGTAAACAGGCATTCGGCTATAACAACCGCCTGGGCTGCTTCAAGCTGTCCAGTAGTCGCAGTTTGAGTAGGCATCTTTCCTCCTTTTTAATCTATTTTTGCTTGCTTTCGGGCCTCAGCATATTCCGCATATGGCACTTTGCCCTCAGCAAAGCCCTTTTCAACGTCTTGGAAGCTCGGGGCCGAGCTTCCAGTAGAGACACCAGAGTTAAACTTTTGCAGAGGTGTCTCGGTTAGCCCTTCTTCAGTCTCGGTTTTTACCCCTTGGGTCATCTTCCATTTGAGTGCCTCTAACTCCATCTGGTATTCATTGTCGCTACGCTGGATAACCTCTAGTGGGCATCCATATTCTTTCATTATTTCTGTAGCCCTGAATGCCTTTCTGGCTTCGTTGGCATCCTCTCTGGCTTGGTCTATTTGGCGAGCTAACTTTGCTTCCTTCCTCGCAAGCTCCCTTTCCTTAGCAGCCATAGACACCCTGCTTTTATAAGCTTTCACGATTTCAGGGTCTTCCTGTTGCCTTACAAGTTCCTCTTGCTCTCGGAGGACATCGGCTAACTCAGCCTGTTTATCCTCAAGATTACCCCTGAGTTCTTCTACTTCAGCACTAGCCTTAGCCTTTATTTTTTCAGCCTCGGCCTTAGCTAAAGTAATCTGTCTATCCCAAGACGCCTGAGCTTTTTGAAACTCCTCTTGACTAATACCTAAAGTTGGTGCTTTTGTTTCCTTTGAAGCTACCTTTGCCTTCTCCTTTTCAGGAGTTGGTTTTGATGTCTCCTCCGGGGTCTTTACCCCCTCTAAGTTCTTGTCTACCATTTCTTCCTCCTCTGAATAAAAATGCCCCTGATTATGGCTCAGGAGCTAAAGCCAAACGACCCTTTAACTATGTTATAATTATAGAGGTGGGGCGGTAGCTTAATTGGGAAAGCAGTCAACCGTCAATTGATTAAATGAGGGTTCAAATCCCTTCCGCTCCACCTCCGGGTGTTGACAAAACAATTCCCTAGTGTTATAATGTATCCTGACGGTTGACTGGGATAAAGAACCCAATGGCAGGGCAGGCTAAGAGTTTTGGGAACTTGGACTCAAAGCCTGTCTTGCTATTTATAGCCTCTTGACAAACTCTATGAAATGTGTATTATTAAAGTATGAGAATTAAGTGGACTTGGCGAGATACTATATTCTTACTGTTGGCTATCGGGGTCATTTGCCTTATTGCCATTGCAACAGATGACCCTAGCGGACCAAGAGACATGATAGGTTTTTGGCGACCGCCTTATGGTTGATTTATTATTTAAGAATTGCCCTCAAATCTGTAATCAACCATTCCTCAAATGCCCCACCAACCCCAGGTTGACGGTATAATTTGGTATAAAGTGTTACAAGCCTCCGTCTTTGCTCTGCCGTAAAATTCCCTGTCTGAATAGCCTTAGCTAATGTTGGGTCTTCCTGCATTAAATTAGCCAATGGCTTCCCTAGCTCACGCTCCACCTTTAATTTATGCTTCTTTAATGCAGGCAGAGACTCATCAGGAATATCATATTTCTCCATCAAGGCTTCCACTAGAATTGTTGCCCCCGAACTCTTAGTAGTTGTTATTCTACCGAAGAACATCAGGAAGGCATCTACTTTAGGGTTCTCTCTTCTAAAAGCATCACGAGGTTTACCCTCTTCTAATTCGTAATACTTGCCCCACGCTTCCCGTGCTGCCTTTAGTTCTAAGTAGAGAGGCGGAATATCATCATCTAACCAGAGTGTTTCCCTAACCTCATCATAAATCATATCTCCCCACTTAGTCTTGAAGCTATCTTGGGCAACCCGGTATCCCTCATAGTTGAAGTTATAGAATTCATCCTCCCAAGTTGGAGCTACAACCGTATTGATATATTCATCATAGGCTTGGTCAAATAAAAGCCAGTCCTGTTTATCTTGCTCACGCCATCTTTCAAATTCGGCAATTACTTCGGGGTAGCGGTCTCTTATATCACCTGCAAGCAGGGCATGGTCGCCGCTAAAACCACTAACCTTATCGGGGTAGTCTGACATTAAGCCCAAACCAGTCTCTACTTCCCTGTAAGCAGCCCACATCCTATCGGAGTAATCCTTGTCATTGGCATCCATTTCGGCATTGTATTTAACTCTAGGCTCATCAGGATACCATTTAGCCCACTTAGCGTTAGCTTCTTGGACAAACTGCCTGATTTCAGGATGATTCTTTTCTAGCATTCGCTTATCGTGAATATCTAGGTCTTCATAGGCTTTGCCATAATCAATCTTTGCCCATCTATCTCGTATATCTTTAACCCCATCCCAAACGCTTTCGGGGAAGGTTCTCCCGCCAAGCATCTCTACAATAAACGCTTCCCTGTTAGCCTTCTCCTCCTGTGTCGTGATTGTTTGCATGGCAATGGGAATCATAAAGTCAAGTAAATATCTTGCCCAATCTTCAGAGGTTTCTAGCTTTCTGCCCAAGTAATCCTTCTGTGTGGCTAGGCCAGAAATGAGACTGGTCATAGGAGCAGCCTTGCTAAACAGAAGGCGGATTATTGGGTTCTTGTATCTATCAAGGCTTATAAAGTCAATTGGCTCATTCTCTCCCTCACTAGCTACACTGGCATAAACATCAGCGGCAAACCTTACCATTGAGTTAATAAAGCCACCAATACCGATGTATTGGTTTCCAACCTTGACAGTCATAAATCTGCCAGTGCTAGGGTCAAAGTTCGGCGTTTGTCCAAGAGCAGCACAAGTGCCCACATATATAGCCGAACCAGATGCCATAAAACCGCCGATAGCCCTTAACGCCTCTATGCTAGTCCAGCCACCCTTTAATATATCTGCAAATAGGGCTAAACCCGCCCTCGTATATCTAGGGGCAAAGAACACAAAGCCACTTTCAAAGGCTCTCTGTGAGCTGGTAACGCCCAAGGCCCGTGTTGATATAGCACCTGTCATGTGATTGATAATTCTACCCAACTCATCCAGTTGCCCTCTCTTAGCCCAACCCTTCTGCATTGACTTCCACAGCATTACCCTAGAGTAATCACCAAAACTGGAGAAGGATACACCAAATCTGCCATAAGTTTCTTCAAAGACTGCCCGTAAGGGCTTGCCCAATAATGGTATCCTCTTTAGTGCCCTGGCCAGCATTGGGATAGCCTCAACATATTCGTGCATCCCACCACCAAATACCAAGCACCTATGGGTTGCCATCTCTTGTAAAGTAGCCCCTTCCTTGGCCATAAATCTGTAATACATACCTGGGGTAAAGAAGGTTAGGAATTGCCTCAAGACAGCATTAGCCCAGATAAGAGGGCTTCTACCGAATACAGGCAAACCCTGAATGAACGGGGCTGAGAAGTCAAAGGTGGCTACGGCAGTTCGGGAGGCAGAACTAAGATTATTCATAGCCTGCAACCACCCCGAAGCTCTATCACCAAAGAACTTATTGATTGTGTCGGCAGTTTCTTTGGAATAAATCTTGCCAGTAAAAGCGGGTTGACTTATATATGCTTCCGTCCCTAGATGTGGTCTGGAAGCTATCTCTTTGGCTTTCTTATATGCTATACGGCTAACTCGATGCACTTGCCTAGCTACATCTAGTTTAGTCTCAGCAACCTTGATTAAACTGCTCAGAGCTTCCTTCCGTGTGGGTATTGGCACTTTTTGGGTTACGACTTCTGGTAATGTTCTCCCCGTAGCCCGTGTAAGTTCTGCCTCCAATAGACGAAGTCTTGCCGTTGCTTCTATGACATGCTCCACGGCATATTTTAATTCCTCGCCACTGGCATAACCCATCTCAGTAGCCACATCATCCAGTGCATACTCCCAGCGAACATGCTTGCCATCTTCGGTTAAAATACTTTTAGGTGGTGTGCGCCCACCCTTCAGAAGTTTATATTGTCGTACTGTTAAGTTGGAGATTTCCCCCTTATACCAACCAACCCTTTTAACTAAATCCTTTAATTTGGCAGCAGGTTCAAAGGCAATCCACTCACGCAAACCAGCGATTTCAGCTTCCAACTCCATTAGTTCACTGCGTGTATAACCTTCGGGCAATTCAGGTGGCTTTTTGATTATTGCAGGGCGTGGCTTAATATCACCTCGCAAAATAGCCCTTAGTTCTCGCCCAATCTGAGTATCCCATCTATCTATCGCCTTAAGTGTGATTGGCGGGGCTTCCCAGTTTGCTTTAACCTTCCGCAACCTATCGGCCAGTCTAGTATAATTTCTAACCCTTAGGGCATTGTCAACAGCCTCTTTACGGAGCTCCATAGACATCCGCTCTAAGGTCGTTTGCCCGGGTATAGCTGAAGCCAATCTCTTGTCGGCTATCAGCTTCATAGCACCATCATAATAAGTCCTGTAGTATTGATTAGGTGATTGCCCATAGACAACCCCTCGCTCAATACCTTCCTGCATAAACTCATAGTATCTTGTCTTTTCAAAGGGTTTCTTAGCACCGATTCTAGTGCTACCAGTTCTAGCAAGTTCGATGCCCTTTTCACCAGCCCTACCCCTTACAACACGATGAACCCAGTGAGTTCCCTCTCGGAAGGCAAGTTCGTTAATAGAGATGCCCTCTTTTATAAGCATATTTCTAACGGCATCTTCTAGTTTCCAAAGAGTATTGATATAAGTAGCCTGATTCTTAGTAAGGGCAAAGTAAGTAGGATATTCCAGCACATCCCCCAAAGCGGGTTGACCCTTAGTAAGTGGGACTTTACCCTCAAATTCAGGCTTTATCTTAACTTTAGTGCAAAGCCCACCTTCCTTCACTCCAAACAGCCCAACATCATTACCATATCTTTCAAGTAATGCCAAAATAGCATTGCCTTTATTCTCTGTGGTTTCTAGCAAGGCTAAGTGTCTTAGAATAGCCTTTTCGGTATCGCTCTCTACCACACCAGAGGGATTGATACGCTTAATAACTGCTTTCATGCCAGGGATTTTAGATAATGCATTAGCAGCATCTCTATACCAGTCCTTTGTTAGAACACTAGCAAGTTCCTCATCGGTAGGTAGTTTTTCAAATACCTTTAGGAGCTGCCTTTCGGTTAGTTTCTGGCTTATCTTTTCAGGAACATACGATATAGCCTTAGCTACATATTCCTCAGTTTTAGCCACTGGTGTTAAAACCTTAGCCAGCCATCTTAAATAAACTTTAGGGCTTGCACTTAAAGCAGCCCTAGCCGATGTTGCGGAAAGTCCACCAATGGGTATCGCAGCATAAGACGGCAATTCAGCTAGAAGTTGCTGCCATAGTGGAAGTTTCTCATATTTCTTTTGTATTTGTCCTGTCTTAAATAATTCTTCGGGTGTAGAAGTTCCTAATTCTTCAGTAGCAATAAATGGTGTTGCCAAGACTTGCCCTGAAAACTTAAATGGCATCTGTATAGCTTCTAATTGCTTTTCCAGTGAGGGGTAACTTATTTCAGTAGCTTTCTCAACCAATCTCTCCATCTTGGTTGGTTCTACCGGGACACCTTCAATGGGTTTAATCTCTAAAAAGCCTGTATATGGGTCTCCAACGACATCGCCAACCCTTTCTCCATTTAGCCACACACTGTAATCTTGTTTAATTTCTAGTTCAGCAAGTTTGCCCTCTATCTGTATTTCTCTTATACCGGGGGAGAAGAATTGCTTACTTCGTTCCGCTAATTCCTCAAAGGATGGCACATATTCTGGTTCTCCTATTCCCTTTAATTCTCCGGGTATCAGTTCGGGTTTAGCTTCTACAACTTCGGACACTCCCACAGGTTCGGGTGTTATAACAGGCATCATTCTACCAATAGCAGCCCACGCTTCAGTATAATGCCTGGGGTCTATCCCACCATACTTATCGGTATAAATCAGGAAGCCACTAAGGGCATGAGTTAAATCCCTGAGTCCCTCCTCCCTGGTCATATCTCTTTCTAGTTCTTCGGAAATCTCGGAN